AGCGGGTGTTTTTCGTGGCAGGTAAGGATGGGTTTGTCCCCCCGGTCCAGCCACGGTCCCGCGTCTTTGCCAGGCGTCTGAGAAGCGTCTTGGCCGATCTGGAACCTTTGCTGCCTTCGACCGCCCCGGTTAGTCATCAGGCTTTTGTTGACTCATATCGGGGCCGCAAGCGGCAGGTGTACCAGAGAGCTCTGGATGAGATCCGTGCGGGGCGGTTTAATCTGGAGGAGGATTCAAGGCTGCGCATCTTTGTGAAGTACGAGAAGACGGACAGGACGATTAAGCGGGATCCCGTTCCTCGGGTGATTTCACCTAGGGATCCTAGGTACAACATCAAGGTTGGCAGGTATTTGAAGCCTTTGGAGAAGCGCTTGTTTAAGGCGTTGGATAAATTGTGGGGTCATACCACGATTATGAAGGGCCTCAATGCCACTGATACTGCCAAGATTCTCCGTGAGAAATGGGATAGGTTTCGTAAGCCTGTTGCTATTGGGCTCGATGCCCATAGATTTGATCAGCATGTCTCGAAAGAGGCATTGATTTGGGAACATGGGGTCTACAAGAGGTGCTTCAGAGAGCGAAAGCATAAAATCCGCTTGGGGCAGCTTCTTGATCGGCAACTGACGAATGAGTGCCATGGGTATGTCCCTGATGGACAGGTTCAGTATCGGTGCTCTGGGCGGCGTATGAGCGGGGATATGAACACATCGATGGGTAATTGCTTGTTGATGACAGCTCTGGTCCTCGCGTACTCACGCCACGTCGGTGTCGAGTGTGCCCTTGGCAACAATGGCGACGATTGCCTCGTTTTTATGGAGAAGGAGGATCTTGACAGGTTTATGACAGGCCTTGACCAGTGGTTTTTAGAGATGGGGTTTAGTATGGCAGTTGAAGCTCCTGCTTTCTCTTTTGAGGAGGCTGAGTTTTGCCAGACTCACCCCGTTTTTGATGGCAGTGATTGGATCATGGTGCGCAATTTCAGCACTGCTGTGGTCAAGGACTCAGTGATGTTGTGCAATTGGGGAAGTTCCAGGCTCTTCCGCGGATGGCTTGACGCGGTGGGGACAGGTGGGCTGGCTTTGACGGGTCGGCTACCTGTATACCAGGAACTTTATAGCTGTTATGTCCGGTCCGGTGAGAGGCGTCCGATACCCGAGGACTTGTTGCCTTGGAGTTTTCGGACATGGAAGGAGGGCGTCAACCGAGCTTATGGGCATGTTCACCCACAAGCTCGGGCCTCCTTCTATTACGCATTCGGCGTTACACCTGATGAGCAGGTGCAACTGGAGAGGTACTATTCTAAATTGTGCCTTGGGTCCTCTCCTGTGCCGTATGCGTATCGTACCGTTGTTTAGTGTGATCCCCAGGTTGAGACGGTGAGTGACGCCACCGGGGAACCAGTCATGGGGTCCCTCCTTTGAGTGCCAAATCCAATTTGATGGGCTAATATAAATGCCAAGAGACTGCACGGTACCATCAATTGATGTAGGAGGGATGAACAGTCCGATTGCGCGATCGGATCCCATACAAGCGCAATGGTGGCTAGGAAGTTTCGTGTCGGCCGGCAGGTTGAGATCGATGTCAAGGCATTGGGTGGTGTTGGTAAGCGAGCAAGGCGTAGACGTAGACGGGCTAGGCTTCGTGCTGGGTCCGTCGGGCGTGTAATGAGTGGGGTGAGGGATGTCGGGCGTGAGATGGTCCCTAGACCGGATCGTGGATTGCTGGGGTTGACCCGCACTCCTATTCCGGCTGGGTATACCTTTTCGTCCCCGGCATCGTCCCTTAAGATCAATGGTATGCCCGGTGATTATATGACTGTCGCTAGATGTGAGATGGTCTCCGCTTTTACGGCTAAGACTGTTGACACGTTTAGTGCTCCAGAGGCTAATCCGTTGATCCCTTCGTTTTGTCCTTGGCTCTCGGGTGTGGCTGCCAACTTTTCCAAGTGGCGGTGGCTATCGTTTAGGGCGTACTATGTGCCGGTGGTAGGTACTAATACGTCTGGGGCGGTTGGCTATGGTTTTGGCTATGACTTTGCCGAGCAGACACCGGCTGGTTTGTCGGTGTTTGCCGCCTTTGATCAGGTCAAGATTCATGCCGCTTGGACCACAGCTGAGGAGGGGGCCGTTTTGGACACTGGTAGGTTTACCAAGGATTGGTATCCCTACATTGGCCAGGGCCCTTTTACTACGAATGTTACGGTTGCGAATAACCGTAATATATATGCCCCAGCTTACCTGTCCTTTTATGAGGCAGGTTCCTCTGCTACGGAGAATTCCGTTGTTGGTTTCATGTGGTACGACTATGTGGTGGAGTTGGCCGATCCCATCTCGACCATTCTCCAACCTCCGACCTAGACTCCAGCTGCAGGCGGGCATTTGCCTGGGTGAGTAACGACACCCCTTGCCGAGTTCGTCTTGCAGACGCTGACGTTAAATGGATCGTCGTAGTTTGTGTGTTTCTTTTTCTTTAGTAGCGGCATTGGGTCTGCCCTGCGGCTGCGTAGGCGCATCGCGGGTGGTACGACCGACAGGGATGGGACTTTCCCAGTGTCGCGTTTGTGGAAGCGGTAACCACATTAAATCCACCACTAACCAAAAAGAGGGCCCAGTGTGGGCCCCGCACAAAATCCCCGTGGGACTCCTAAATTTGCCCTGGAGTTCCGCCGTGCAAGCCGGCGAATCCGTTTGGATGAGAGCCCAGGGTTTTCTCTGGGTGGGCAAAAAAAA